CCAAGCGCAATAGCTGTCGTTTATAAGTTACAAGGATATAACTACGGGTAACAGTACAAGGTAAATCAAAATAAAGGGGCTAAATGCCCTTTTTTGCTATACGTGATATAATTAATGTAATCCCAACTAAGCAAAACACAAGAAGATAAACTATGTCAGCAACTAAAGGCAATCAATTCTGGAAGCAAAGGGCCACACATGGAAGGGAGAAGATATTCAAAACCCCATCTATAATGCTTGATGCTGCCTATGAATATTTCCAATGGGCAGAGAGTAACCCATTAAATAAAGCTATAACACATCAAGGCGCTGTCACAGGTTATGAGGGTGTGATGCGCGCTATGACGATAAAAGGGCTATGTATATACTGGGGTGTTAACTCATTTTACCTTAATGATTTTGTAAAGAATCTAGATTTGCAAAAGCCTGAAGATAAAGATTTTTCCCAAGTCATTAGTACAATCAAAGAAATAATAGAGACTCAAAAGTTTGAAGGGGCTAGTGCGGGCCTATTAAATGCCAATATTATAGCTAGAGATTTAGGGTTATCTGATAAAACAGAAACAGAAACAACTCACAGAATAGTAAAAGCTGACTTAGACGCGTGGTAAATCTTAAGGACTTTCAGCAGCACGTTAAAGATAAATCACCTTCTTTCGTGCCTTTATTTAAAAACCAATCAAGGTATCAGATTGCATGGGGTGGTGCTGGTAGTGGCAAGTCTCACATAGTCGCTAGAAAGCTACTGTATAGAATGCTCAATGAATCACACGTTAAGCATAACTTCCTTATTATACGAAAAGTAGATAGGACCATTAAGAAGTCAGTATGGACGTTGATGAAAAACATTGTGTCTATATGGGGATTAACTAAGCAGTTTCATTTTAACCAAACCGACCGCACAATGATTTACAAGCCTACTGGATCGCAATTCATGTTCAGTGGATTAGATGATGTTGAAAAGTTAAAGTCTATTGAGGGCGTTACTTCTATATGGGTAGAAGAAGCAACCGAGCTATTGCAAGAAGATTTTGAGCAATTAGATTTACGTTTACGTGGCGAGTTCGGATGCCTCAAGCAAATAATACTCACGTTTAACCCTATTAGTGATCAGCACTGGATTAAGAAGATATTCTTTGATGATCCTATTGAGGGAGTATTTACATTAAAAACAACTTACTTAGATAATGCGTTCATTGATGAAGAATACAAAATGGTAATGAATAACAAGAAGAAATCAAACCCTCGATACTATGGTATTTACGCATTGGGTAACTGGGGAACCGCTGAAGGATTAATATTTAACAACGTTACACAAAGACTAATAAAACCTTTTGAGATAGAAGGGTTAAAATGTTATCAAGGTTTAGATTTTGGATATACAAACGATCCGACCGCATTCAATCAATCATATGTAGACGATATCAACAAGAAGATTTACATCTATGATGGCTTTTATCAAAAAGGAATGAGTAACGCGCAGATAGCAGCAGAAATAACGAGAATGCTTGCTCATAAGCATAAAACAGTAGCGGATAGCTCAGAGCCTAAGTCGATAGATTATATCAAGGGAAAAGGTGTTAGAATGCAAGGAGCGCTTAAAGGTGCTGACTCTATAAACACAGGAATAGATTTTCTGTTAGAATATGAAATAATAGTAAACGCTCATTTAGTCGAGTTTATGACCGAGTTTGATAATTACGCTTGGGAAGTAGATAAAAAGACTAACAAAGCAACTAACAAACCAATTGATGATTTTAATCATTTTATAGACGGGCTAAGATACGCAGTTGAATGTTTATTTAAGAAGTCTAAAACATTTTTTGCAGGATAATAACGAGGAAGATATGCAAATCCCATTTAAAAGATTTTTCACTAAGAAGAAGGTAGCTCAATCTATAGAGAAGTCTTACACTTCTTCAGAGGTTGAGAATATTTACACCCGAGCAGCGCAATGGAGTGATTGGGATTCATCAAAAGCAATCGAAGAGGGTTACAAGTCCTCTGTTCCTGTTTATGCGTGTGTTAAAAAGCGCATGGACTCAATAGCAAGCATACCTTTAGTTGTTGAGGTAAAGAGTGGTGATGAGTGGGAGGCTTTACCTAACCATCCGTTACAGGCGCTTTTAGATAACCCTAACCCTGAAATGAGTACAAGCGACCTAATGATGCTGATGTCCTCACATAAAGATTTAGCCGGCAATGCTTATTGGATGAAGGTTAAAGGTGGGCGAGGGAATACCACTAAAGAATTGTGGCCCACAATGCCGCAATACGTTTCAATTAGTGGATCACAACAATCATTAGTTGAATATTACACTGTAGGTGTTGAGCAAAAGCGTGTCGATAAAGATGATATGTGTCATTTTAAATTTACTGACCCTAGCTCATTGATATTCGGCCAAGCTCCATTGAGGGCAGCAGGAAAGGCGGTTGATATCGACAACGCAGGCCAAGCATGGCAAAAAGTGTCAATGCAAAATCGTGCCGTGCCAGATCTGCATTTTTCGTTTGAAAACGAAGATATGACCGATACTCAATATGAACAAGCATCGGCAGCGATAAACGCAAAAACAGGACCAGGAAGCGCGAGAGGCGCATTATCAACATCCAAAGCAAAAGTCACCCAATTATCTATGTCACCAGTTGAGATGGATTTCATGGAGACAAGGCGCTTTACCCGTGAAGATATATGTTCGGTTTATGGTACTCCTTCATCTTTAATTGCTGAAATGGGCAATGTAAATTTAGCTAACGCAGAAACAGCAAGACGCGCATTCTGGCAAGACACAATCATACCTTTAATGGATGATAATATTGATACACTTAATATGTGCTTATCATCTGAATACGGTCCTGATGTTCGTATTGTTTATGACCTGTCTAACATTCCAGCACTTCAAGAAAATTACGCGGAGAAATTAACTAATGCTAAAATCCTTTGGTCGATGGGCGTACCTTTTAACATCGTCAATCAGCGTCTTGAGCTTGGTCTTGATGATATGGACGGTGGCGACATTGGTTACATTCCTACTGGTGTTATCCCGACTACCTTCGATTTTGATACAGAAGGTGACGAAGAAGCGAAAGCACTCGTATTCAATGAAATTTTAAAGAAGCATAATAATGGATAATTTATATATTGCCGGTACAGACATAGATGGTGTTTATTTCGATTACATTGGTTGCTATCAGTCGCTTGATAAAGCTAAAGCTCGATGTAAAACAGATAAATGCTTTGTTGGTGAAATAGAGCGTAACGTACCTCAGCCGCAAACACTTACAGGATGGGTAGTGATTTACCCTAAAGCTTAATGTTAACAACTGGCAGAAATAGAGAGCAAGAACGGGCATCTCAGCAACAAATGATGTCACGTATCATTAGTCAATATAATCGCTCTATTGCGCGTGAAATTGCACGGGCTATGAATGATTATGCTAGAAACTTAGATGATCCAATGGTTAACGCTGAGGTTAGATTCAGGCACATGGATAACATGAGCCGCATACTTACTCGTTTATGGACTCAGGCTGGCAAGATGTCAGTTGAGCATAATTTTAATATAGTTAAAGCTTATTATGATATGGAAACAAAGAAAGGTTCTGATTTTCCTGATTTGACTACTCCTATTGTGGATAAAGCTATCGCTGATTGGATTCGCGCTTATGGTGGCGGCAAGATCACCGAAATAACCAGTACGACAATGACAGATATAAATAAGATTGTTGCCGATGCAAGAATTGAAGGGTTAAGTGAGCGTGATACCGCTAAATTAATAAACGCTGTTGCTCCTGTTAAGTCAGCATCGAGAAGTCAAACAATCGCACGAACTGAAGCGCACGGCAGTAGTCAAGGCATGAGCTTAGATGTTGCTAATGAAACAGATATACCACTGGTTAAAGTTTGGTTATCAGACCAAGGCGAATCAGCAAGGGATGATCATTTAGATGTTAACGGTCAAAAAAGAGCTTTAGCGGATGATTTTAGTGTGGGTGGTGAACGGTTAGAGTACCCAGGCGACCCAAGCGGAAGCGCTGAGAATGTAATTAACTGCAAGTGTGTAATTGGCTACGAAATAGCGTAATTGACCAGTGTTTGTTTTATTGTTAAAATAAACCAAATGCTAAAGGGGTTTTCATGGAATACAAGAGTATAGAGTTTAAAGCTGAAGAAATAGATGTTTCCAAAATGGAAGTATCAGGATACATTTCTACATGGGATGAAGATCTCGTTGGTGATATTATCCATCCTGGAGCTTTTAAGAAATCAATCAGTGAAGCGTTCCCTCGCGGTAAAGTTAAAGCATTGTGGGAACATTCATTACCTATGGGTATGCCATTGCACATGGCTGAAGATTCAAAGGGTACGTTTGCTGTTACAAAGCTTAGCAATACAGTTGAGAATGTCGCGCGTATTGAATACATGAAAGATGGCGTGGTAGATAGCCAATCAATCGGCTTTAACCTTGTAAAAGGTAAGTATGATTTTGACGAGCATGGTCGTAGAAATATTTATGAAGTTAAATTAAGTGAATATTCCGCTGTGATGTTTCCAGCAAACCCTAATGCTACACTAGATAACATTAAATCTTTAACGACTCAATTTTTAGTTGAGCAATCAAAAGGTTTACATATAACAGATTCAAATGAATTAAAGTATTTGTTCGATTCATTGAAAGCACTTATACAGACTGATGAGCCGTCGATAGACACTCATAACGAAGTTAAGCCGCTAATTGACGAGTGTACAGTTGCACTAAAATCACTTGGCGACTTTGCCAAAACAATTAAATTTAAATAGGTATATATTATGTCTGAAGAAATTAAAGAAATTAAAAGCGCATTTGAATCAACTTCAAACGAACTTAAAAGCGCATTGATCACAATGCAAGATGAAATCAAATCAAAGGGTTCAGCATCTAAAAAAACTAACGAACGCGTATTTAAAGCGGAGCAAGGTTTAGATAGTGTTGTTAAGTCTGCTCAAAACTTAGAAGATCGCTTGACTGAACTTGAAGTTAAAACAAATCGCCCAAGCCAAACAGCTAATGCGGTTCGTAAATCTTTAGGTCAATGTTATGTTGAGTCTGAAACTTACCAGGAAGTTAAATCGACTACCCGTGGTAACTCAGTACCGGTAGAGCAGAAAGCAATTAGTGACGGTGCTGGCAGTGCAGGCGCATTAACAGATCAAATGCGTGTTCCTAATATTTTCCGTAATCCTAACCGCCCAATGTTCATCCGTGATTTAGTTAATCATGTGCCAACAATGGATAGTGCTGTTGAAATCATGCGTGAAAACGTATTTACTAACAGTGCAGCTCCACAAGCTGGTGAGTTAGTTCTTAAAGCTGAATCTGATATCACATTCTCTTTAGAAACTTATAAAGTTGAAACTCAGGCTCATTGGATGCAGGCTTCGCGTCAAATCCTTGCAGATGTTAACCGCCTACGTAGTTATATCGATGGTCGCTTAATGTATGGCTTAGATTTACTATTTGATGCTCAGTTGCTATCTGGTGACGGTACTGGTCAAAACTTTACAGGTCTTTTGGTTGATGCTGGCGTATCTGATATTGGCGCGTCTGCTGCTGAGTCTGGTACTGTATGGTTAGAGCATATTCGTAAAGCAATCACGCAATGTCAATTGTTTGAATACTACAACATCAACGGTATTGTTTTAAATCCTGCTGACTGGGAAACTATCGAAATCTCTACAGGTTCAGATGGTCACTTTATTTGGGCATCAGTTCCAGATGGTGCAGAAATGCGTTTATGGCGTGTTCCAGTGGTTGTTACTAATGCTATGCCACAAGGTTCATTTATCTTAGGTGATTGGACTATGGGCGCTACATTGTACGACCGTGAACAGAAGAACGTTCGAATTAGTGAAAGCAATGGTACTGATTTTGTTAAAAATGCCGTAACTATTCTTGCAGAAGAACGCGCAGCATTTGCAATTGAATTACCTAAAGCGTTTACTAAAGGTACATTAACCGCAGCCGCTTAATAGCTAACGTTAAATGATAAAGGGAGCTTAATTGCTCCCTTTTTGTTACCTACTTAACCTCTACTGTTAATGGTTGAAATGATATGCCAGCCTCAAAAGCATTTCTTAATATACTTTGATATTTGTAATCACAACCTGATTTTTCAAAATGTTCATCAAAAGCCTTTTCTTTATCTGTTCTTGTATCGATAGGCTTTAAGTACTTTAATAACTCACAGTGATACGAACCATCACCACCTTTCATTACGTAATGCCCACTAGTGTCAGCAGTTAATAATATTTCATACTCACACTTATTTCTTCTATCTATCACCATCATGCCAACACTAGGTGATTCACCGTTATCAGCCATAGCTTGTGTATATGTTGGGATTGGTTCATCCGTAAAACCATAACTACATCTGTGATTTGTTGACTTAGGAGTAATTGGCATATCATTGCATCCTATGTCAATTATAACGGTTTTAGTGTTCATTGTTTATTCTCCAATTCATCGTTAAGCTTTTTTATTTCTTTGTAATCAGATATTGATTTTTTTACCAAGTGAGGCAATGCAGCTAAAAAGGCTTTTATAGTACCTGTCATTGTTTATTCTCCAGTTCATTAATCTCATTGTTAATTAATTTATTCTGCTTATTGTCCTTAACGGCATGCTCTCGATACCACCTCAACGAATAACCGATAATCTCGCAGAACTCTAAAAGCGTGTAACCTTTGTTTCTAATCTTTCGTGTTAGTTTGTTCATTGTTAATAAAGCCTCTATTTAGCAGTTTTGATTGATTGGCCATATGAGTGGCCTGTGTTATTAGCCTTGTGGCAATAGCCATTCCTTTTTGAAACTTGCCCGTACTGGCGCGTATAATTACATTAATTTCTTGGCTCGCTATTGCTGCATCTCTTGCCATTGATGCGATTATCAATGCCTTTCTAGCTAAAAATCGTTTACCGTAAGTTTTACGCCACACCTTTTGTTTATTTATTTTTACTTGTTTCATTAATCTTCACCTATGTGCAACTCTGCTTTTTGTATTAAATCCCACTCTCCGCATTCGCAAGTTGAATCCCACCATTGAGATCTTGCAAAAACAACTTTCTGCCTACAGTTAGGGCATTCAATAGAATTGCCGCTACCTGCGTCTGAGTGGACATCCTCACTATCAACTTCAAAACACTCTCTGATTAATTCGCTGCTCATTATAAACCCCTTTATTCGTTATCTTTTGCATTATATTAATTCACCTTTTGCATTATTGCAAGGTAAGTTTAAATTATTTACCTATTAGTGATATAATAAACAAAAAGCGAATAGGTGTTTAAAATGTATATTGCAGTAATGGGATTCACAACAGGTAGCCAAACCTTTAAAGCTGGCGATAAAGTACCGAAGAATTTAATTTATAATGCTGATAGATTGAAGCGTGGATTGATTAAAGAAGCTAAAATTATTAAACCTAACGAAACAAAGGTTGTAAAAGATGAGTTACTACACAGCAACAACGACGAACGGAAATCAAAGAACTCAGCCAAATCAAAAAAGTAATCGCACGACTGATAATATAATTAGTCCTGTTTCTACTTCTGATATGGCAAACTTTCTAGGCTTACCAATGCCGCTAACCGTTGCTGATGAAGTGTTGATTGATGGGTTATTGGTTGCATCATGTAAGTTTTATATTGATTACACGAACAAAGAGTTATTAATTCGTAATTATACGCTTAGATATGATCGCTATCCTGAAAGACAATCAGCTTTTGGTGGTTTAGGTGCTATGCACTCTAATCAAGATTGGTGGATAACCTTTCCAGTATGGCCCGTTGATAATATTGTATCGGTTACTGTTAATGATGAATTGTTAGTTAATATCACTGATTACACGTATGATTTAAACTCTGAGCCAGCAAGATTGATGTTAAAACAAACTTTAGCATGTCCTATTGTGATTAATTATAACTCAGGTTATGCGACTAGTGGTGATATTCCATCAAATGCTATTACCGGTATTCAGTTATTAACTGCTTACTTGTTTGATCATCGTGGCGCATGTGATGTTTCAATGGCTGCTCAACAATCAGGCGCTAAAACAATGTGGGCATCCGATGTGATGATACTTACACTATGAAATGTTGTGACATAACCGCCGGAATGCTTAGGCATCCAATTACCATACAGCGACAAGTTAAAGTTAAGAATGACTCAGGTGGTCAAGATATTACTTGGGTTACTCATAAAACTATGAAGGCGCAAGTCAAGCCAAAGTCAGGGCGTGAGCGTATGTATGGCATGCAATTAGAGTCTCCATTAACTCACACTGTTATTATTCGTTATACTGATGATATTTTAACTGTTGATAGAGTTAATTTTAATGGTCGCTTAATGCAGATTAGAGCCGTTAGAAACTTGGAAGAAATGAACCGCTGGATTGAATTGTCTTGTGAAGAAGGTGTAGCTACTTGATTACGGTTACTGGTATCGAGCAACTTAACGCCACATTAAAAGCGTTAGAGCGTGATGCTGGCCGTCATTCTAAGTCTGCTTATGTTGCTGGTGGTAAACTTGTAGAAGGTGAGGCAAAGCGTTCAATACAAGAGCGCTCACCAGGTAACAATGTCACAAGATATAGAAGCGGCGGTGGAAGCTATCAACATCAAGCATCTTCACCGAATGAGGCACCAAATACCGACACAGGTAGGTTAGTGTCAAGTATTAATACTGAGATTACAGATGATGGTGTTTATGTTGGCACTTCATTAGAGTACGGCAAGTATTTAGAGGTAGGAACTAAGGACATGAAAGAAAGGCCTTGGTTAATTCCTGCTTTAAATAAGAAGTCTGATGATATAATCAAACTGCAAATTAACGCGGTTAATAAATCAATACTGGAGAATGAGCATAATGTTTGAGTTAGATTTGCAAAAAGCTGTTTATCTTGCGCTTAATGATGTGATTAGCGCGCCAGTATATGACCACGTTCCGCAAAATACACCTTACCCATACGTGGTAATTGGTGAAGATAATTTTGTTGATTGGTCCACTGATGACAAGAACGGGTTTGAGGCTACTATTAACATTCATGTATGGCACAGACCAGAAGGTGATAGCGGCTCGAGGGGTCGCAGTGTTGTAAAGGTGATACAGGGCGAAATATATGGTATATTACAGCGTAGCAGCTTCGATATAGGCGCTTATGGAAATACTGGTATGAGTTACGAGTATTCAGATTGTTTTATGGATACAGACGGAACTACTTATCATGGGGTGCAAAGGTTTAGAGATAACTTTGCAGAAAAAAACGAATTTATTTTAGGTCAATGTTAAGGGGTATAGTATGAGTGTAGGTGCAGGAATTTTAGGTCGTGACGCTGTCATGACAATATCGGGTCAACCGATTGCAGGCGTAACAACTAAAGGTTTATCTATTGCTAACGAAGCCGTCGATGTTTCTAGTGATGATAGTTCTGGTTATCGTGAATTAATGGCTCAATCTGGTATGTCTACATTAGACTTATCTGTATCTGGTGTCGTTAAGAATCTTGAGCTAATGCGCTCAGCTATCGTAAATGAAAGCAAAATATACGCGTTCACTTTTACATATACTGATGGTTCAGTTTTAGCTTTTGACGGCTTTTTTGCCACTCATAGCCAAACAGGCGAACATAACACAGCGTTTACTTTTGATTCTTCATTCCAAAGTTCAGGCGCATATACATTTACACCAGGAGTATAACCCAATGATTATTTTTCCCAACACAGAAATTTCATGGGGTGGCAAGGAATACACTACAAAAGTAACAATGCGTTTGATCAATAAGATTGAACAAACTGTTAGCCTTGCCCCTTTAGCTATGAAATTGCAAAACGGTGATATTGTTTTATCTCACTTGGCTGTAATTTATGGCAACTTATTACGCTCAGGTGGTTGTGATGTTTCAGACGATGAAGTTTACGGCTCGATGATGGGGTTAAATGTTGGTGCTGAGTTAGATCAATCTGAAGTTATGACCGCTGCCGCTACTGCTTTGGCTTGTTGTTTTCCTGAAAGACCAGAGGACGAAGAGCCAAAAAAGAAAGCCGATCGCAAATAGAGCCAGATTGTGATTGGGCTTCTTTCTATAAAGTAGCTGTTGGTAATTGGGGTATATCTCCCTCTGATTTTTGGGAGATGTCACCGACTGAATTCTGGTTGATATACGAAGCTAAATTACCTCCTAAAAACATCGGTGGAATGTCAGAAGATCAAACCGAACGATTAACAGAAATGCTAGAAGAGGCGGAACAAAAATGGCAGGCAGCGCAACAGTCGGCGGAATAAAGGTTAAAATAGGAGCCGACACGACCGGCTTCGATACGGGATTGCAAAAAACGCGCAAAGGTTTAAACTCTATTGGAAAGTGGGGAACTGCTGCCGCTGCTGCCGTTGCCGTTGGTGCTGCCGCAATAGTTAAATCACAATTAAACGTATTGGATTCACTTGCTAAAACATCTGATGCGCTAGATATTCAACAAGAAAAACTCCAAGCACTTCAACACATCGGTGAATTAACCGGTACTTCAAACGAAATGGTTAACAGGTCGCTTGAGCGTATGCAGAGAAATCTTGGTGCTGCCGCTCGTTTGGGTGGTGCTAGTGCTGATGCTTTGGCTGATTTAGGTGTAAACGTACAAGATATAATCAAGCTAAAGCCTGAAGAACAGATGGAGGTATTGGCTAAGGCATTATCAGGCGTTGAAAACCAAGTTGTAAAAGCTTCTATTGCTAATGACATTTTTGGTCGTAACGGAACTAGAATGCTTAAGATGCTGGACCAACTTAAAAAGGAAGGTTTAGATCCTACCGTTAAATCACTAAATGATATGGGCGTATCATTAACTCGTATTGATACATCAAAGGTCGAACAGGCTAACGATGCAATATTTAAAGCCGGACAGGTAACAACAGGTTTAGCCAATAAATTAACCGTCAAGCTAAGTCCTATTTTAGAATCAATATCTAATCAGTTTATTGATGGTGCTAAAGAGTCCCAAGGATTTTCAAATGCTATTGACGATACTTTTAGTGGCGCTATATCTGTTATCGGTGTTTTTGCTGATGGATTGCACGGAATTAGTATTATAGCTAAAGGGTTAGAGGTTGGATTCAGGGCTGTAGGCTTAGGCATTATAAAAATATGGCAGGGTGTTTTTAATGCTATCGATAAAATAGTTAAGCAAACATCTGCCGACTTAAATTCATTAATAGATTTGGTCAATAAAATACCTGGTATTGATATCGAAAAGATATTGATCACAGATAATGAGCAAAAAGCTTTTGTTGACAAGCTTGCTGCTACTGCGTCAACTGCTTTAGATGGTGCCATTGATCAGCTTCATGAAAAAATGATGGAGCCATTACCCTCTGAGGCTTTAACTCAATGGGTTGCTGATGCTGAAGCTGCAAGTGCTGCCGTTGCTGAAACACTTGTTGGATCAATAATACCTACTGATGATGAAATTGAATTGGTTATTGAGAAGCAAGGCATAATAACTGAAGAAGAAAGAAAAGCCGCTGAAGCTAGAATTAAATTAGCACAAGCAGAGGCAGCCGCTAAAAAAGCCGCTATGAGCACGATGTTTAACGACTTAGCATCATTGATGAACTCAGGCAGTAAGAAGGCGTTTAAGGTTGGTAAAATTGCCGCTATAGCTAACGCAGGAATAAAGGGTGTTGGCGCTGCTGTTTCAGCTTGGGACGCTGGTATGTCTGTTGGTGGCCCATTCGCTCCAATAACTGCCGCAGCTTATGCCGGAGCTTCACTATTAAAAACTGGCTCGATGATAAACCAGATAAAAAGTCAATCTTTTGGTGGTGCATCTTCACCCACTTCATTTAGTGGAGGCTTGCCAACGGTTAATACTTCTGGTGGTGGTCAGTCGCAACAAAATCAAACTAATGTTAGTATAGATATAGTTGGAAGCGAGGGCGCGACATTCTCACGCGGTCAAATCGAAAGCCTTATTGGTGGCATAAATGATGCTACTGGTGACGGCGTAGTATTAAACACAGGAGGCTAGAAAATGGCTACAGTTTGCTTAGTTCCACTAAATAACAGCCCAATACAGACTGGTGATTTATTACTGTCTGAGGTAAAAATTGATATAAACACTGGTAATTTACTTGCTGCAACGGTAAAGCAGGATATTGTCACAGGCGCTTTATTGACAGCAATTGCAGTAAATGGATTAACGCCTTTAGGTGATTGCTAGTGATTGATAAAAATCTAACGCTTGACAGGACAAAAACAAGCTGTATGAAGCCGGAGTTAATAGCCGGTATTATTACTGGTGATGTGTTAACGCCTGAAGTTGTCGCTGATATCGAATCAGGTAATTTGCTTTCTGCCGCTGAAAAAATAGGTATTTTAACTGGCGGAATATTAACACATGAAGGTATAGAGTTAATTATTACAGGTGCCTTGCTTGCTGCTGAAGCTAAGGCTGACATACTAACAGGTGACTTGCTGGCTTCTGAAGCTAAGGCTGGTATATCTACTGGTAATTTATTAACGCCAATAGCTTTGCCTGATAATGATAACCTACCGTTAAATTATGCCCGTATATATTACGACAATACATTGTTAAATGGATCAGCTTCAGCTACTAGTGACGATTTAAAAAGCGCTAATATGCTAACGCCATCAACGTATGACAAGTGGAGGCCAACGGCTAACCCTTCTGATTGTACTTTGATTGGAGTGTCTAAGTTGTGTGATTATGTCGCTATAGCCGCTCATAACTTAAGTGGCTCAACTGTTGTAATAAATGTAAGTAACGGCGGCGCATTAACTGAAGTTTATAACGCAGTCGTTCCAAGTAATACACCTTTACTAGCTAGATTTACTGAAGCTACTTACGATAGAGTTTTTATTGAAATTACCGGTACGACAACCGCTGAAATAGCAGTTGTTTATCTTGGTAAAGAATTAGTTATGATGCGCCCTAATTATTCAGGTTATTCACCGGCAACGTTAAGCTCTAAAGATGTATTTACACCACAAACATCTGATGGTGGTCAGTTTTTAGGTAAGCAATTAGTTAGAAAGGGTTTCAATACGTCGGCAAGCTTTTCCCATTTGACTTATGAATGGTATGAGGCAGAGTTTCATCCGTTCGTGTTGCATGCTAAAAAGTATCCTTATTTCTGGGCGTGGAATTTATTAGAGCATCCAAGTGAAATTGTTTATGGTTGGACTAATCAAAATATAACCCCTTCACTTATGGGTATTAGAAACTGGATTGAAGTATCTTTTGATATTGACGCTCACGGGAATTTATAATGAGTTATTCAGAGCAAAAAAAGGAATTCCTGAAAGAGAAATTCTGGTATATCGAGATAGATTTAGATTATTGTGATAACACTTATGGCACTGCTCCATGTACTGCTGCCGTTGGTGTGACCGGTGATATAAAATGCTTTAACACTAACTTTCAGTGTCAGGATAAGGCTAACTATACATCCTCCCCTAAAACATATAAATTTTGTACTGCTGTCTCTCCACTTCCTGAAGGGTTGGATGCTATACCCTCATTGTTATCCGCTCCAACTATCAACGCGGTAAAGTTTAACCCTGCTGGCGGTTTAGGTGTTAACGGTGGTATCAGTTTAAAGTTTAAAGATGGCCCATCCAATGATGTTGGTCTGGATAAGTATGTAAACGAAAGAACATATATACCTTATGATACTGGTTCGTATTGGGGTAAGTTAAGAGCTAGAAATCCTAACTATAATAATAGAGAGATACGCGCCTATTCCGGTTATTTGGTTAACGGTCAATTTGATATAGCTAACTTCGAAAAAAGAACTTATGTCATTGATCAAATCGATGCACAGCGAGGGGTCGGCACAGTAAAAGGTAAGGATGTATTAAAGTTAGCAGCCGACAATAGATCACAATACCCTATAAAGTCCACAGGAGAGTTGTCAGCCGACTTAGATGGTGTAGCTACATCATTCACACTTTCACCTGTTGGGGTTGGTGATTTAGAGTATGACGCATCAGGATGGATTAGGTCATCTAACGAAGTTATGTCATTTACTCGCGTTGCTGATGTTATGACTGTTGTTCGCGGTCAATATACTACATTATCTGTAACTCATTCTTCTGGAGACTTGGTTCAGCAATGTAAATACTTTAATGATCGCGTTGATGGAATAGTTAACGAACTATTAACTGTTGGCTCAAATATAAACCCTGTTTTTATCCCTCTTACTGACTGGGGTATTGAAGTTGATGATAATTATCCTTATATGTTTGAGGCTTTATTAACTGAATCCATTGGCGTTGAAAAGCTATTAAAAGAGTTGGCAGAAAATGCGCCTCACTCACTAAACTTTAATGAGGTTACACAATTAATAGAAATGACAGCACTTAAAGAGCCTCCTATAAATATTAATTACATCAACAATCAAGAGCATATTGTTGGGACTATTAACCCTGTAGATATGCCTGAAATGAGAATATCTCAGGTGTTTATAAGGTTTGGCCAGAAAGACCCTACGCAGAAGTTAGATGAATTCAATAACTATTCACAAACTTATATCAGGGATAACTTAGCCTCCAGTGGTGCAGATGAGTACGGAAGCGAACAGGTAAAAACAATTAATTCAAGATGGATAAATAACTTCAATAAAGCCGCCGCTGTAGAATTAGCGGCAAAGTTTGGTCGTAGGTTTGAAATGACCCCTAGAAAAATAAGCTACAGAGTGACAGCTAAGGATTCTGATTTATGGATTGGTGACAATATCGGTATTGATCATCCTGAGTTACAATTAGCAACAGGCGAACAAGGCAATAATATTTATCAAATAATGAGCGTTCAAGAGGCTGGAGATTTTAATTATACGGCACTTGAGTATACTTACGGAGAAGCTTTACCGGAAGATCCAGATGCAGGAATAGACTTAGTTATTCTTGGCGGAAACGCTAACGATATAAACCTTCGCGCTATATACGACACCATATTCCCCACACCAACGGCATTATCTATTGTTAAGTTTATTTTTGATAATGGCGTTGAAATTGGTAGTACATCTAGTCTCAACGAGTCGATAAACACAGGCGCGTGGCCCGTAGGTATGGACCCGATAAGATTGTTTGTTAAAGGGTTGGCGTTAGGTCGTGGCGGTGACGGCAAATCAACATCAGTCGGTGATGATGGCGGATTATGTTTATTGATGAACCATGATGTTACAATTGAAGATGTTACCGGCACTCTTGGCGGTGGCGGTGGCGGTGGCGGTGGTGATGACGGTTCTTTCCCTACTGTTTTTTCTGGCGGTGGCGGTGCTGGCATAGTTAACGCCTTACCAACCGGTGGAAACTTGACAGGCGGAGGTGTTAACCCTTCTGGTGATGCTGGCAAAGGTGGAGATATAGGCCAAAACGGCTTTCCTGGTATATCTTATCTAGGTGGCCTTGCTGGTGCTGCAATAGATACAAACGGCTTTAATCTTATAGTTACAAATGGTGCAACAAACATAAAAGGCGCAACAATATGACACGTTCAGTAAGTAATTTTTATTCAACAGATGAAACAGGGGCGATAATTCCATTAGCTGAAATTAGTGTTAATTTTGCTGGTGGTGCGGAAGCTCCAATATATACAGTTAATAGTGGTGGAACTCCGGTAGTTCAGCCATTAATTGCAACAGCAAGCGGAAAGACTACGTTTTACATCGAACCTGGCGTTTACGATATAGAATCAAAAGACCCGACAACACTGACAACGTCTGCCTTTTCAAACGAAGAAATAGGAACATCAAGAGCCGATCTGTCAAATGACACTGATATTGATTATGAGTTTGCAACAACTGAAGATTTAATTAATAACACATTTGATACGCCTCCTGAACTGGGAAGTATTGCAAATAGCAAGGGCTATGGCGGCAAAGGTGATGGCGGTAAAGGTAATTGGAAATGTATAGAAAATACTGGCGCTGGAACACCTTCACAATCACCTGCACAGTTAGGCGGTGCTTTACTTAATGATGGTAATGGTAATCAGTGGGGCTTGGTTTATTCTTATAGTCTAAATTTAAGTGAATTAGGCTTTGACATAATTACACCAACAGAAAGGACAGCGTTAATACAGGGGCTAGAGGATTCTTTAAGCTTACTGCCTTTCGGAGCTAATTTACTTTCACCGGCTGGCTCTTTTGAATTTACTGGCTCTACACTTGTTGAGGCGTGGCCTAACGCTAGTGCTGGAACAGTGTCAGCTTCAAGTTGCTGTTTAGTTCATAGAGAAAGGGTGGTAATAACTGGAAAGGGCAGAGACAAAACATCGTGGTTTTGCTCGAATGCAGCGTTAACATTAATGTTAATTGATAATGGGACTAATTCATCAATTAAAGATATAGAGTTATCTGGTGGATATACAGGGGTAGAAGCTGGCGCAGGTCATGGGATCTTTAATGTAGTAAAGGACTTGGGCGATAGCATAACCAACCTAATTATAGATAGCGTTAGAATTAAAAACGTGGCTTCATACGGTATAGGGATGAATTACGGCTATCAAGCCAAATGCAGCTTACAAGATATTGAAATAGAAACAACTGGTGCTGACGGAATAGATATTAAATCAAGATCAACAGGTCTTGAAGTAAACATAACTAACACTATAAATAAACTTAGGTGTAAGAATTTTGGCCTAAGGTTGGCAGGACAAACGGGGCTTGATGTCAGAGGCGAGTATTCAATAAACGATTGCTGGATAACTGATTTTGGTGATGGAGCTAATATATCTGTAGGATTTAGATTGCGCCCTGTTTCATCTGCTAACAATATCGCTATAAATACAGTAGCCACAAATATACATGTAAAAGCCAATACTAACGTATCAACAACAGGCATCCAAGTGTCTGGCAAATCAAACAAAGTTATAGGCTTTAGTGTTGCGGATTGCGGAACCGGTGTGGATTCTCAAGAGTCTGAAAACTGTTCAATATCGAGCGGAACAATATCAGGCCATAAGATCAACGCATTACTAACAACGGTTAGTGCTATAAACTTCGGGGCTTTTAATGTTAGAGCTATAAATGCAGACACAGCAACAGATCATTTTAGAATAGAAGGGGCTGGATTTTGCGGTAGAGGTGTTAGCGGTGACTCGACCGCCACCGACTGGTCAGTAAGTACCGCTGCAGCGCTAACTATATCAAGAGATACTCCGAACAATAATGAAAACGATGGCATTGACACGCGTGAAATAACGGCGGGAAGAGTTGGTATTCAAGCTCAAGGTCCGTCAACAAATATAGATATCGCACTATCAACAAAAGGCTCTGGACTGGTTAGGATGGGCAGTCATTCATTAATAGCCGCAGAATCAATTAGCGGCTATATTAACATAAAAGATAGTTCGGGAGTGATAAGAAAGCTGGCTGTACTTACTTAACGTATATTCCAACCTTTAACCCAATCCATATAATCAGACGCTAAGCCCTTATTTCGGTAAGGGTTGTACGCCTCACTCTTACCACTCTTCCTAGCTTCTTTGCCTTTTTCAAATGCTGTCATGTTAAGTAATCTCTATAGTGAATTTATCAGGCAAGACTTCAAGCAAAGCCTTTAACGTATTTTTACTATTAGTGACATCTGGCAAGTTATCACCATCTAAAAACTTGATAGAATCACCAACCGCGATACAGCCTTTTAACTGCCTTAAAAAGTTGGCTGAATGTATTTGTATGTAAGTTCGATTTAACACGTTATTTATAGCTATTACAGAGCCATTTGACGGGCTTTCGTGCTTCTCTCCTACATAACCTGACACGCGAGGAATACAACTAATGTTTTTTTCGTTATTCTTCCAAGGCAATTCAAGCGTAAAACATTTGAAATCACCATAGGTTAAAATCCCCAGTGTGCAATCGCCTCGTTGCCAAGTTTCAATTCTTAATTTCTTCACCTTTAATCTCTCCAAGTCAAAAACTGTTATTGTTTTAAATTTCAATTGTAACTACTCATCAAGTAATCAGCACTAAAGCAAATCATTACAGCTATCACACAAAGAAATATAAATAGCTTTAATATCTGAACACTTAAACTTTTAAACATGATAACTCCTTATAATGCCTGCTTTTGTTACATCACACCAAGATGTGTTATTTTGCGCCCTTCTTTTTTGTGCCTTGCTACCCACGCGTCAAATTCACCACCTAACCTAATTATACTTAATTCAAGATCAGCGCTTTCTTTTCCTTTTATTGTTTTTCTTGCTTTTTCTGCATTTTGACTCTTGAATGTGTAAGCCTTAATAAATTCAGCCCTAGGTGGGTTTTTAGTGAACTTCAAAAAGCACGCCCCGTACTTATGGAAATTCTTAGTTTTTTTAAACATCTTGCATCCCCTATTTAATTAATCACTCGCTTATCCAGTGCATCCAAAACAGCTATATCAAAATCATCAACCGCATTAACATGGTCTTGATACGCCTTAAGTGTAGCTTTTTCCTCCCTTAACTCCTTAGCCATATAATCCAACTGAGCATTAAGGAATTCTATTTCATCATCTTTAGTTGTCATGATTCAAAGCCTAATTTCAATTGCACTTTATCAACAAGCTCTAACACTGATTTATCATGAGCTTTCTTTTGCTTGTTAATCTCATGACCGAACTTACTCCATTCACTACCAAGCTGCTTGATCTCTTTACCTTGGTTGGATAGCTTAGTCATTTCAGCATCAACATTTAACAACCCTTTTTCCATCTGATTAAAAGCTTTGATAAATCCTTCTTTGAATTCAGCAGCTTTAGAGCCTGTAAAACCCATAGCTAAAAAATAAAATCCATCCTTACTGACGTTGAAGCACTTTAACACTTTGTTTTGTGGTGACGTATAAGAGGACATCGCATAATTGGCAGCTCTGAATTCTTCACTGCAATCCATATTCTCAAGCGCTCTTGTAACATCACGATGAGCTTTACCAAAATAATCAGCAACAAGTTTAGTTGTTGTCATTAACTCACCATTATTAATCTTTACTAAATTATTCATACCGCTAACCTTTATAATTATTGATAAGTTAATGTTACTACTCATAGTATGATAAGTCAAATTCATTTGTCCTGCTATTACCAAATTAAACCTTTATAAGTTAAACTTAACGCTTTGGAGTTAACATTATGAGCATTTGGCAAGGCGTAAAATCAATATTCGGATTTGAAGGAGTTGGCGAATCAGCACTTAAAATTGTTGAGAAACTAGCTGGAACTGACTTCACCGCAAAAGAAAAGGCTGATTACATTCTAAAGTACATGGAAACAACTAAGCATCAAAGCCCCACAAGGCGAGTATTAGCCGTTTTATTTATGAGTGAACAGATTATGTTAGTTACAGTCTGGTTGTTCGCTACAGCGGCTAATAGATTGCTTGAGCATGTTGGTGCTGGATTACTAGCATCTGATGTAAACGCTTTTCTACAAAGCAACGTAAACATCAGTCTAGGTTTAATCATAAGTTTTTATTTTATTATTGGCGTTAAAAAATAACCTATTCAGCGCTAGTTGTTAACTGGCGCTCAGGTATTTGATTGAATATTTGTAATCCCAAGTCCGGGTGGACACAATTTCTAAGTATTTGTGCCGGGCAATGGTTTTTACCTGAATAAATATTTTCCTCGTAATGAATACCTAGCCAATCCTGTAATTTCTTTTTAGCTGAAACCGTACAGCCATTAATAAAATTCTTTGGTTGTTTAATCTCATCGGCTTCAAATTCGAAGTTAGACCAAAACAAATGCCTACCCACCTTTCTAGTCGACTCAATTAACGGGGCGTAAAAAGGAACTACATTTTCAACAACCCAATCACCTTTAAAAAAGTATTTAAGGAATATTATCTCCTGGTAAAGACTCATGTCAGGATATCTATTTAATTTATGCCTAGTAAACAATGCCATTTTTGAATGCGTAGGGCATGGAGGGCTGGCCCATACGCGATCAAACTCCTCATGATGATCTAATAAATACTGATGCGCATCACCAACAATAACAATATCATCTGGGTAAAGCCTTTTATAAACAGCTGCTATTTTTGGATCCATCTCAACCGCTGTTACTTGACAGTTAGTCCATTTATTTCTGTTTCCGCCTAAACCTGCATACATATTCAGAGTTTTATACATTCTCATCTCTTATCATTCCTATTGGTTGTGTTTAAAGTGTTAAATCTCTTGGTTTTGCTACTTGACCGCGACCGTCAACACTCCAATCTTCAGGCTCGTAATCTCCGTTAGTTACACAGCTTTTCATGTAAGCGTATATCTCTTCACTACTAACCCATGAGCAATCATGAATACATTCTGCCATATCTTCTAAATCTTCTAATGTAACTTCAAATTTAATACTCATCTTATAGCCCTTATGTTTTATGCTTTAATTAAATCCGCGTTTAACTGGCGCTGACTTTGATTCTTCATCGTGTTGTATTCTTGCCACAGCTTCCATTGATAACGCTAAAAACTTACCGTTACACTTTTCTAGGTAAATAGTTCCATTGCCGTCGTTATGTCTGTCCTTGGCAATAATCAATTCAGTAACACCTTTTAATGATGTTTCAGGCTCAACAATTTCTTGGCGGTGAACAAACATAATTAAATCAGCATCAGCCTCAATACAACTAGAGTCTTTCAAGCTCGACATATTAGGCTTATCTTTAACGCTTTGCGGGCGCTTAGATTGAACACATAAAAATACAGGAACTTTCATTTCCTTTGCTAACTCTTTTAAGTCGCGTGTAATGTTACCAATTGCTATGTCGTGTCTATCTGCTTTTCCTAGCTTCATTAATCCCAAGTAATCAATAAAGATAGCTGACAAATCAGGATGTTTAATTTTATGTCTCCTTACCTTGGCGCGTATTTGCCCAACTGACTGCTTAGGCTCATCGGTGATATACAAGCCGCTTGCTCTAAGCTCAACTACTGCGTCTGTTATTCTTCCAAAGTCCTCGTTATCAAGACGGGCGCTTTTAAGTTTATCAGGTGCAACATTTCCAACGCCTGAAACAAACCTTTCAAAAACTTGATTCTCTGACATCTCCATACTGAAAAACATTACGTTCTTTTTTTGATCAATCGCCACTGATGTTGCAATGGTTTGACAGAATAAAGTCTTGCCCATTGAAGGTGAACCAGCAATAACAACTAAACATTCATCACCGATACCGTTAACCTTCTGGTCAAGCTCATCAATCCCTGTTGATAAACCAGCGATTAAACCACCCCTAGCCGCTCTTGCATCCAGTTCGTCCAAGAAATCGCCTTCTAAGTCTCTTATATGGCGTAAATCTTTACCGCTAGAGTGGAGAGAGATGTTTTTAAGCTCATTATCTAAATGATCGATAACTTCTGTAACTTCTGTTTTTTGCTCAATCATACCGTTAGCATTTTGAAGTACGGAAACCAAATCTCTAGAACGGGCGCATTTTTTAACAAGTGTTGCGTATGCTCCCATATTAGAAATACCAATAGCACCACGCATAAGTTCAGCAAGGTAGATAAATCCGCCATAGTCGAAGTCTAAAGTTTTCATTGCATCTTCAATTAATGAAAGTGATATTTCCTTTTTAGCTTCAGCCATTAATTTAATGGTTTTAAATATTCCTCTATGTGAGCGAGAGTAAAAGTCGTTAGCGTCTAAGCTGTCTAAAGTTTCACGGCTATTGCTATGAGTTGGATCTTTAATTAGCAACCCTAAAACTTGTTGCTCAACTTCCAGGTTATAAATCGGTTCATTTGTTGTCATACTGTCCCTCTACAATTTTTAATAAGTTTGACTTGTTTATAATGAAATCAAAACTAGCTGACCAATCGGATTTTCTACCCATCAAGAAATCACTAGTAGAAATGTAATCAAATAGCCTAGACCATGTTTCAACATTTTCAAAGTCATGATCACTATTTTTAAATTGTTTTATAGAAGCCTTTAGTTTTGCTTTACGAGGATCAGATAAAACTTTAACTTGTCCTAATTCTGATAACTTGTCGTTGTACTCGTCAGTGACTAACTGACATATGTTATTACTATAATTATCACTCTTATTCTTTGTTTTATTCTTATTCTTATTATTTGTATCTGCTACGTTTGCTACCTCTTGCTTGCTATTGCTAGCATTTGCTACCTTTTGCTTACCTCCTTTAGAGCCAGCAATGGCGCGCCTTTCACAAGTTTTAACATATTTTTCATCATCCCTAAAAAACTGATTCTTGAATGGTGAGAACGCAATTTTAACCACGCTATCAAGTGGAAAATCTTCCTCTTGTTGATATGCCTTTATAGCTTTAAACAAAACGCCAGCTTGTCCGTTAGTTAGATCATCTAATATATCTAAGCTGTCGATATGTAATAAAAATGATTTCTTTTTACTACTCATATATAATTACCTTGGTATTGTTAATTGAGCGCTTTTGGTCGGGCGCTTTTTTATGCCTAGCAAACGGTGAAAGTAGAGTTAAACAATTCAGTTTTAACTAACTTACACAAAGCGTCCAGAGTCTTAAACTTTCTAATTCCACCCCTAGCTAACTCTAAAGCACAATCATTACTAGCTGGCTTATCTTGTTCGCTTTCCTTTAGTGCTATTAACACCCACCCATTACCGTAAGAAGTAGCCATAAGTGTACCTACTGCTTCATATTCTACTAATTTAATAAGTTCCTGTAATTGCATTTTGTTTATCCTTTAATTAAAAACTAACACAACAATAATCTAATATTGTGTTGACGTCAAGCTATTTCATTGCTATTGTTTATCTCAGTTAATAAATAAAACCAAAAAGGAATTACCATGAGTCAGGAAATAAAATTTTATCAGAATAACCCTTGTTTAATAATTCGTGACGTAAACGAGTACTTCTGTGAAATACAGTTAAATACTCATTTTGCTGCAAATATCGAAGCCGAATACTATTGCACACCTTCAGAGTGTCGCGCTCCTTTATCTGGCGGTGAAGCAGTTCAAGAAGAATACGAACAGGCGCAGGCTATTATTGAAGAAATACAAAGCGAAGAGCATTCCATTATTTGCATGGTGGAAAAAAGACTTTTACATGATGAACCAATCGAAGCGAATACGATAAACTCACTAGCAAAAGAAATAAAGAAGCAGTCAGAAGAATTCTTATTAACTAAAGAGTTGCACAAAGAATGGCAAGAGTCATTACAGTCATTACAGTCAAAAGCTAAATCTTTGCAGGTAGAAATAAGTGCTTTAGAGTTATCAAGAGAGGCTAACGAAAACCTTAGAAATACTACAAAATCAGGGCTCAATAAAATGTGCCTTAGATTTAATAAAATACTCGTTGACATAGGAAAATATGAGCGAGGCAGTAAGCAGGTAACAATGGGCGCATATAACGCGCTTGAAAACCGCAGTTGTACACTTGCAGCACTTGAAAAAGGTGGTGTTGATAATTGGGAATGGTACGAAGAATCATTAAAGAATGCAGGTCTTAAAGATTAACCAATATTTAGCGCTGCTAACGTGGCGCTATAAACCAGTTAATAACTAATCAAACCACAAGAAGGAATAGAGTAATGAAAGTTAACAGTGAAGGAAAGATTGAAATAGATGCGCAAGATATATTTGATAACTTACCAAAGGATTCTGTATTAGAGTTAATAGAAAGTCTTTCTTGCTCTGAAGTAGTTATAAAGCATGTAGCAGACCAGTTACTAGAAGGCTGGACTGAAAACGGATATAGCGGCTCTGCATACATTAGCTTGAATCCATTAACAGAAATAAACATTGCACGGGATAAAATAGCAAAGGGTTCTGATAAAGTAGCAAAAGACAGAATACTAGAGCTAGAGTTATTAATTAAACAAGCGGAAGATTTAACAAACGCTGGCTGGGATGCTTACCATAAACTTAATCGTAGTTTTAACTAACCACATCAAACAAACCAGGGGAATGAATAATGAAATGGATTAGCGTTAAAGATGGATTACCTAAAGATGATGATTATTATTTGATATGGCCTCATGGTAAGTATGCAGGAATTGGAGCTGCATTCTGGCCTTATGGTAACGAGAACGGGCATGAAAATAACACGTTTGAAATGGAGTCAGAATACGGAGAAGTAACACAAGTTGACGTCACGCACTGGATGAAAGTGCCAGACGGCCCAAGCTTTTAACAAACACCAAGAAGGGATAGAAGAATGAATGAACAAGATTATAAAAATATCAAACCGTTTTTAAAAGAGCTATTAAAGATGCAGCAAGCAATACATTTAGCTTGTGACGCTTCTGTAGTTGCTGATGTTAGCCTTAAAATTTCAAAGGCAATAACGCTAATAGGTCGGTTAGCTATGGATAATAGCGAGTTAAAGAAAATAATTAACAACGGAGATAGTAACAATGAGTAGGCAGCCAGATGATCGCTCATGGGAAGAAGAGCACATACATCACCTTAATGTTGATATAGATAGGTTACAGAAGCAATTAGCACTAGCTGAAAGCTTAATAAGTAAAATCAGACCTTCGTGCATTAATCAAAAGCAAATGATTGATAGCTATAATAAATATAAACTTAACAACCAATAACAGGGGTAGAGAGATGAACACAGTAAACGCAGTAAATAAACACCAGGCAAGATGGCCTAAAGGTTATGTAATGGCAGTTATTCAAGATGAGGTAGAAGTTACTTACAGTGAATTTAAACAGTGCGTTGAAGATATGAGTAACAATGAATATTAGTAAATTAATATCTGATGAAAAGCTAAAGCATGTGCAGCTAAAGGAGTTGCACAAGCTTGATGGAGTCATGAGTGGTAAATCGTTAGCAATTATTTTGCGGTCTATCAGTCAGGCTATGATGAACCCAGAGCGAAAGATAATCGTTAAGCTTCACAATGGCGATACACCGGAACAGGTTGCAAATAAACTACGTGCATTCATGCGTAAAAGTGGGATTATGTTTGTATCAACTACAGTTAAAAATGAACAAGCTGTATTACAGTACAAGCCGTGGCGTGATGAATTTAAAGGAGCGGAAAACTGGCAGGAGATGCAAGATGAATAAATATAAAGTTGGCCCTAATGGTTACGCGCTATACTTTCACAAAGGCATATGGAAAGAATCAGCAAGCGTTAAGAATGAAGATATTGAGCAATTAAATAAAGTTGTGATACACTGAACACGGAAGGAGCAAACCCGACAGTTTATATTCTCCCTTTTACCTCATTAACGTGAGGTATTTTTTTTGCCTGTAAATCTGAGGCAATAAAAAAGCCGCTATTAACGGCTTAGTAAATTATAAATAAACTCTAGCAACCAATTACCCATATAACTCTAAATCCTTTCTCAACTTCTTCTGCTCAAGTATATCTTGTATTGCTACGCGCGTAGTATGCTTGGCATCTTTTGATTCTTGCGCTTTATTTGTGTGATACTCGATAACCAGGCAGCACTTTTCTAACACTTCTTTATTGTTAGACTCGAATTCTATTTCACTCATGACATTAACTCCTGCATTAGTTCGCTAAAAGATAATCCGCAATCAATAAACCCATACTCTAAATTAATGGCTTCTTGTATAGCGTCAGCTAAAGCTCTTTCGGTAAGGTAATCTCTAATATTATCGCTCATGTTATTTCTCCAGTAATTCAGGGTTAGAGTGAATGTTGCCAATGACTTCAATTTCATTATTAATAATAAATGACCCAGTGGCTTTAGGGTTGAATCGCCTATTGGTGCCGTAAAACTTAAATCCCGTATGTGTCATATGATCAACATACTCAACACTTAGGTTTTTATAAACGTAACCTCCGCATTTGTCACTAACTCTAGCACTGACAATATCCCCTTCATAAATATCTACACCGTTCTTATCCTGTAATCCTGTGAATTGCATTATTTCAAAATGCAAGCCTCTGTTTTGCGGTGAGTCTTCAGGTTCGTCCCATGTTATCCATTCAGACATTTTATCTGTTTCGTAAACATCTGCAAAACGCATTTCCTTATTTACTGGATCGAATCCTCTAAATTTAATATCCCGCATTATTTACTCCATCTTACTTTTACACTTAAAATATTAAGCACATACTCTACATCGCAAAATTTAGCCGATGTATTGCCATGCCATACCCTAGAAACTCTTTCGTAAGTTAACTCACCACAAAGCTTATTTAACGCCATCACACCTGTAATATCTTTATCAAGTGCGGCATCTCTTACGATTTTTCTCAATTCTTTACATTCAGTCATTTTTATTCCTTATTTAAGTTGATGCGGTAACTCTACTATATATGTACGGATTATGCAAATTATACGAATAACATATTTAATTTGATAAAACGCTTGCAATCATTTTTAATTAGTCTATTATTAACTCATCAAACGAAACGGAGCAAATGAAATGACAAGATGTTATGTAAGTGAACAAATAGCTGCACATTGTAACCAACCAGAACAAGAAATTTACGTTTGCTGGCATTGTGGCGAAGAAGTAAAAGAAGATAGCCTTCAAGAAGTTAAAACAAATTCTAGCGGTTGGCAGTCAATCAGTGAGTGTTGTATCGAGGAGTATATAAAATGATTAAATATTTAAGTATCGGCATTAATCCACCGCCACTAGACACAAAGATTATAGTTAAGAAGTCTATTTTTGATTTTGATGATGGCGCAAAGGTTGTTGAGCTAAACGGAAACGAAGCAAGTTTAGAATGGTATGTTAGTGATTTAATAAGTTCAGGTTTAACATTATGGGCGGAAGTATGAGTAATTTAGCAGTAATACAAGGAAATTTAGAGGCTGACTTGATCGCTGCTGGTGTTGAGTCAGTGTTACCAGATAGCGTAAAAATGAATACGTTTGTTCGCTGTGCTGCTGTTGCTATGGCTGGAGGTAAAGACTTAGTAAACGCAGATAAAGACAGTGTGATAATGTCTTTAACTCAATGCGCTAAAGATGGTTTAGTTCCTGACAATAAAGAAGCGGCAATAGTAACATTTAACACTAAAGTAAAAATACAGGGTCAGCCTGACAAATGGATTACTAAAGCTCAGTACATGCCCATGATTGATGGTGTAATGAAACGAGCTAGAATGTCAGGTCAAATAGCTGTGCTATCTTCAAAGGCTGTATTTAATGATGATTCATTTGATTACTGGATGGATGAAAACGGTGAACACATCAATTATCGCCCACAATTTAAAGGTGGGGAAATGCGCTTAGCCTTTGCCTTTGCCAAGTTAACTAATGGTGAGCTTATCGTTGAGGTAATGAGTAAGGCAGATGTTGACAAGGTTAGAGCAGCTAGTAAAACAGGGCAGTATGGCCCTTGGAAAGATTGGTACGAACGCATGGCATGTAAGGCAGTAATGCACCGTTTAGCTCGTAGATTACCTAACGCATCAGAAATTGTTGAAATGTGTGAGCAAGGCATGAACATGAAGTTTGATCCATCTGTTGAAAAAGAGATATTTGAACCAATAGTTGAAAATCCTATAGAGAAGTTAAAGCTATTATTAGCTGATAAGGATTCTAGCCAGTATTTACCATGGCTAAAAGTTGAAAGCTTGGATGATCTATCAGAGCAGAATGCAACAGCAGCGGTTCTAAAGTTGGAGAATGCAAAGCAATGAGAAACTATCTAGAAGAATTATCAAGGTTAAAAGATTTATTCGGGTTCGACCCTTCATTAATCGAGCAAGGATCTGATCAATGGCACATGCTAAGATGGGCAGTTTTTACAGCTAGTAACGCAAAGCATTTATTATCAACTAAGAGAGGTTCAAAAGGTATCGTTTATGGTACTGATTACGTTATAGCTCCACCGTCAACCGTTGGAAGAAAAACATACATGGAAAGCTTGGTTGCTATGATAGCTTCACCTCATATTCCTGATGATATCGGAGCAAAACCGCTACAATGGGGTAAGGATAACGAGCCACTAGCAAGAGACGCTTATGAGGCACTGACATTTAACACGGTGGAGGAATTACCATTCATATACAAAGATAAAAGCATGAGAGCAGGATCTTCTCCTGATGGAATGGTAAGTGCTATAAATGGCGGATTAGAATTAAAAAGCCCGTGGTCAAGAACTGTTTATATTCAGTTTGCTTCACAAGATAAAATCAAGCATGAAGAACGTCATCAATGTCAGTTTAATATGTGGTGTAATGATTTAGATATGTGGCATGTTGCCAAGTTTGATCCTCGTATGATCAATTGTAAAAAGCTTCACATGGTAGAAGTAGAAAGAGATAAAGCAGCCATGGCTATGTTCGATGAAGCAATGGGGAAGTTTACAGAAGAAATGGACGTTATGCTTGATAGAATGGGTATGACATTCGGTCAGCAATGGCAACAACCAACAATTAACTACTAAAGAGAGTAAATAACATGGCAGGCGTAAACAAAGTAATTATATTAGGTAATTTAGGCAAAGACCCTGAAGTTAAGTTTTTACCGAATGGCGGAGGCGTTGCTAACTTAACTGTTGCAACATCTGAAAAATGGAAAGATAAACAAACTGGCGAAGATAAAGAAAAGACAGAATGGCATCGTGTTGTTATGTTTGGCAAGTTAGCTGAAATTGCTGGCGAGTATTTAAAGAAAGGATCAAAGGTTTATATTGAAGGTGCTTTACAGACTCGTAAGTGGACAAATAAAGAAGGGCAAGATCAATATACTACTGAAATTGTTGTGCAAGGATTTAACGGAACTATGCAAATGTTAGATGGTAGGCCTCAAGGTCAACAACAAGCAGCACCACAACAACAAGGTGGATATTCTCAGCAAGCACCACAGCAGCAAGCGACTCAACAGGGAGGTTATCAGCAACAGCAGAATAATCAACAGCAAGGAGGTTTTGGTGGCCAACAACAACAAGAACCAAGAGACGCACAAGGATTTACTCGCGCTCAGGGCGGTTTTCCGAATCAATAATAATTAACCAAACACGCGCAAGGAAGCGCACTCGATAAGGATATGTGACCATGTTAAATAAGTACGATGTAAAATTACAGCACGACCGGTTAAATCACTTTATAACTAAAGGTGTTATTACAATATTAATTGGAGCGCTTTGTTTATGCCTAAGTCTGCTGATCGTTTTATAACTTGGTTACATATTTATATAACAATTGCGGCTACATCATTAGCCGTAATATCAACTTACCACCCTGAAGCAATAAGGTTTATATTATGATTGGTTTACATTTATTAAATGAAAATAGAAAAGCATGTTCTGAGACTAAGCAATTAAAAAAGAAGGCAGACGCAACAAAGGCCAGTATTCACAACGGTAAATCAAAGGCTATCACGCTACTAAAAGAAGGCAAGAGCGCCAAAGAAGTCGCGAAGCAAACAAAGATTAGTATTACTACTATCAACAAATATACAAGGGAGTTAAGATTTTAATGTTTACTATGCGTGAGTTTATGGAGCTAGAGGCAAAGGTGGTAAAGCTAGAGAGGGAGGCTGAAAAGTCAAACAGACAAACAGCAAGGAATACAGCGCTATCTAAAAAATGCGAAATGTTCAGAGAAAAACTCAGAACAGCCAACGGTGAAATTGAGACGCTTAAACTCAAAAGAGAAAGCAAGGTAAAGTTTGCTGTCGGGCTAATTGTTGACAAAGTAATAAACCTTACTGACCAGCAAGTCGCAGATAGATTATTTGTTAATATCGCTTATATAAATAATACTAAGTCAGCAATTAAGCGCGAAAGAAAGTGAATGTCGAAAACCTGTTTCAAGAGTGGCGGTCATCAATAGATGAAGCTGCAAAGGCTAAAGCTGATGAAGTTTATCTAAGGGAGTTTAGAAAGTCTAAGAAAGCAATGCTAATGCAAGAGGGTAAAGATGAGGGGCATAAGACAGGGCAAGAGCGTGAAAGTTACGCATATGCTCACCCTGAGTATTTAGAGCTATTAGATGCGCTAAGGATTGCTACAGAGACAAATGCCAAGTTTCAATGGCGAATGAAAATAGCAGAGGAAAGAATAGGAATTTACAGAACTCATGAAGCAAGCAAGCGCAAAGAGTTTGGCAATTACGGTAATTAGATAAGCAAGAGGAATGATTATGGAATGGATTAGCGTAGACGAATGCTACCCTGACAAAACAGCGGAAAACGATGGAAAGGAATACTATACATTTTCTTACGGCGAAGTTAGTGATGATAAATGGTTTTCTTCATACCCCAGAGAAAGTACAGGGTGGTGTGATGGTTCATGTATTGGTGGTTATTTTTACGGGCCGAATAGTGATACTGATTATGGTGGAGAGTTTAGGGATGACGGCGTAACTCACTGGATGGAAAAGCCTATAATAAAACCACCTGAGCCACCAAAGGAGTAGCCATGCTACAAGCAAGCAGAAAACACCCATGCAAATGCTTTATCTGTAAAGCTACAATATCAACAACAGAAGGGTACGCTGATAAGGTGCAAAAGAATAAATACGAGTGCTTAAGGTGTGTAGGTATGCGCTTAATCAGGTGGGGATTTAAACAAGTAAGGATAAGTAATGATAGATTATAAAAGTTTAGTAGGTGGTAAGCGGTACGAGTGCAAAGCTAATGACATAGTTACATCATGGGAAGTTGAATTAACTTGGATTGGTGATGGTTGGTCGCACGACACGCAGAATTTTGAAGGGTATTATCCGCCAATAGTTCACGAAGTAATTAAGGAGTTATAATGGTTAGAGATGGCAAAGTCGAAGATAAAAAACACAAGTCACATAAACGATATAAACCGAGGAATTAATTATGAAATGTACCTGTTGCAATAAAAAGATATGGTTCTGGCAATCGGGCCTTTATGTCAAAGCTAATATTTATGTTCATGAAAAATGCGTAGAAGATTTAATTATTAATAGGGCGAAAGCTAATGGCTAACAAGGCAGATACAGCGCACATGAATTCAGTCGCTAGTTTAGGTTGCATAGTCTGCAGTAATAACGGCTATTATGATTCACCAGCAGAAATACATCATATAGGTAACGGAACTATGGGCAAGAAAGCTACAAATTACGAGATTATACCGTTATGTCCAATTCATCATAGGCGAGGAAATATCGGCGTTGCTGTACATTCAGGGCGCAAATCATTTGAAACTAATTTTGGTACTGAGCAAGAATTACTAGAGCAAGTAAGGGGTATGTTATGAGTTATGAATTTGAAATGCCATGGCCTCCAAGTGTAAACGGATATTGGCGAACGTTTAGAAATAGACAGATAATTAGCAAGCGTGGCAGAGAGTACCGTAAAAACTCCTTGTTGCTTCTTGATTCAATAGGATTGTCTAATGAGGAATTATCATCTAGATTATCTGTAAGTGTCACATTAAACCCACCAACATTAAGGAAGTACGATGTTGATAACTTCACAAAGGCTGCGTTCGATGCGCTTTCTGTTGCTAAGTTCTGGCTTGATGATGAACAGGTTGATAGGTTAACAGTGACTAAAGGTGCAAAAACTAAAGGCGGCAATATTCAAATTAAAGTGGAAGTGATATAATCAAGGAACATTATCATGATTGAGTTATTAAACTTATGGCAACTTCAAAGCGTAAACGTGGCGGCGGAACAAAACGTAAATAGTTTATTAATTGCTTACGTTATTTTATCTTTAATTATTAATAGGCCAGCGCTCTTGCTGGCTTATCTTTCCTCTGAGATGCTTTACCAGTTATCTATCTTCGACTTTTTACTTGAGTGGCAACTTTTCGCAATTGAATGTATCATCTACTCCTATGTTTTTAAAACATTAAATTCAACAAAAAGCCGAAGCTCTTGTGCAGTAATATTTTCAATAGCTCTTTATTTTATCTATGACGCGCACAAATACGGAGCTAGTGAAACTCATGAAGGGTATCAAACAATTCTTTATAAAAATATCGAATATATTTTTACATGCGCTCATGTTGTCTTTATTGGCTCATTTATATCTATCGAGAGAATTCGAAACAGTATACGGAGTTTTTTTGATTCTATTAGTTGTATCGCGCTCAATAGTGATTATATGTTGTTTAGTTGGTATACTATCTACAAGATACAATCAACCAAGCAAAAAACATGAGTGATGAAAGGATCGGCAATCTTGAGGGTGCTATAGCAAATTTAGCTGATAAGTTTAGCGAGTTCTTGGCTATTGAGTCAGCAAGGAAGGAGCGAGACAAGCACCAAATGGAAGTTAACGGCAGACTAATCGCTCATTTTGAAAAAGTAGAGGCTGACTACAAACCGATAATCATGCGTAGTAAAAAGCAACAGGCTTGGATTGATTTTTTCGTAGGGAAGGTTATTCTTCCTGCTATCGCTTTGGCTGTACTGGCTGCGGCTGGCTATAGCTTTAAATAAACAAGGGTAAGTGATGATCAATAATATCTTGGCATTGTCAATGGTAGATATCCCCGTTTCAGTTATCGAGTTGAATAGCCGATTTAATGATGGGGTTTTTAACGTTGGCAAAAATAAAAGGTTAATGCCTGGTTATATGGTCGATGAAAATGAAGATCCAATACTACCGAAGACGCTTTGCCATAATGAGAATTATCTTTTGTATTTATGTAGAGGTGAGGCAGACCCATCAAAAACAGTTCAATCAATTATTGATTCATCATATGAAATTAAAGTAAGTGATTATTTACAAATGAAGTCTGATGTTAATAGCGAATGGTATATAAAGCCAACGGGTGAGTTATGACTTGGGCGCAACGATATTACGGGGTAAATGACTACAGCACTATAGATATAAATAGCACCGGAACAGCCCCGACTTGGAATTTAAAATCAAAAATTCTAGATAACGGAAATCAATCAGGTACTTTTTATCGCCTTGCTGCTGGCGCATTAAATAATAACACGGACAGATTGATAGTTGCTACAGATGGATCTAGGGTTCTATTTACTGAAAGAAGTATAAACGCAGATTGGACGGGGTTGTCAATAGACCCAGAGGATATCATAGAGTTAGATGTGCCAGGCGGTGCTGGTGGTGTGGAACTCTTAGTTAACGGAGTTAGCCAAGGATTCAAAAGAGCAGGATCAAACGTTCGTATATCATTAATGATATTAGGCGAAAACAACAATACATATTTAGGTGCAGACGTTGAGTATTTTAATTTTGTAACGTCTGATGACGGCACTTTAGATAGATTATACGATGCAACTGCATCTTCTCACGCTGCTGGAACTCCGGTACTTTCCGATATATCAGGAAACACACAAGATGCAACAGGTGTAAACATGCCTACGGCGGGACTGGTTGGTGCTGGCGGTGTATGGCTTGATTTAGGTGGTAGCGGTATATCTATAGGGGTAGATAGTACACTTCCAAATTTATCAAGCTCATTAAGTTTATCTAAGATTGATAACTCATTCAGTATAGATATAAACTCTATTCTACCTAGTTTAAGTAGTTCGTTAAGTTTAGCTAATACAGATGGCGCTTTTGATTTATCAATATCTTCAGAATTACCAAGCTTAACAAGCATACTTAGCCTTTCCGTCGTTAATCCAGGTAATAACGCTGGCGTAAATTCATTTTTACCGAGCTTAGTATCATCTTTGAGCTTGACGAAAGCAGATCCTGAAGCTGGATTATTGATAAATAGCTTGTTACCTAGTTTAATCTCATCTTTATCATTAACCAATATAGATCCATCGTTTGACTTTGCAGCATCATCAACGCTACCTTCGTTATCTAGCTCGCTATCGCTTTACAATGGAGTTTTAGGTATATCCGTAGGTGATAGAAATAACATCAATATAGTGGTAAAATCGACAAACATTAACGTAATAACCAAATCAAGAAATATAGAGGAATACTAAAAATGTCTACAACAATTGGCTTAGGCTCACAAACAGCAATGGCGACAGGGTTATCAACATACTTAGCAACAGAATCATTAGTTATTTATGATGGTATCGCGCCAGCAAATGCAAAAACTGCATTATCAAGTAATACAGTTTGCGCAACTCACACGTTAGCAGGATTTATTGAAAGTAACGGCGTGTTAACAGCTAACGCCATTGCGTCGGTAACTATTGCCGCCTCATCAGTTGGTGGTGTTACATTTGGACGTATACTTGTTGGTGGCGTTTCTCAATGGCAGGGTATTGTAGGTGCTGAAATAACAGTAACTCCAGATGCTAATTATGTTGCCGGCGGAACAAGTAACGTTACAAGTATGACGCTAACAACTCCAGACGCTTAATATGCAATATTTCCAAGAGCCAAAAACACCAGACGATGATGATCGTTATAGTTTTACGATTGATGAATCATGGTTAGATGGTGAGGCAATATCTTCTGTAATCTGGTCTGTTGAAGCTGGCAGTTCATTAACGACATCTATTGAAGATATTACACTGAACGTAGTAAGCGCATTATTCTCTAACGGGGTTGATGGAAGGTGGTGTGTGACTGCTAAAGTTAACACACCAACAAGAGACAAAGACTTCTGCGGAAAGCTAACGGTGAGAAGCTGTTGTTAATTACCCGTTAAAGCAATATAATAGACTTAGCTTGTTGTTGGGACAAGCTAGGTTGCGCAACCGACCCAACACAATGAACCCCAACGTTTATTTCTCCCAATGCTCACGGATGAGTTAACTTTCTAATTACGGGGGCATCATGTCAACTTCATTACTACCAGTTTCACTACCTGCCGATACATGGGTGGACTTATATTCATCCACCGGCTTATCTGTAGGCGCACAATTAATAATTCAAAATAGACGCACTGATGATGTTTTCTTAACTGAGTCAGCAACACTTCCTTCTGGATTAATCGCAAGCTTAGGCGGAAATCCATTAGTAGGGAAAGAGTTCTTTATAAATGTTGCCGGTAACGTTGGCGCATGGGCTTACTCATACAAAGGCGGCTCTTTACAAGTCGAACTGGCTTAATTATGACTAACAGCTTTAGACCATACGACCCAAGCTCACTAAATAGCTCAAAACCTTATTATGTGGAGGCCACAAGATTTGTGGATTTAACTACTCAAACAGGGGTTGGGCTAGACGCTTCGACAACAGTATTGCTTGGACCTGGTGGTGTTGATCCTGAAGGTTTGGTCAGTATGGATGCGTTAGGAGTTGTAACAATAAACAAAACCGGACCTTATATGGTAAAACAGAACTTTCAAATCGCTAGGGACACAACACCTGGTAATTCTGAAATATTCTTTCAGGCTCAATTATCTGTAGATAACGGGGTTACGTGGACTACATTAGGTAATTCGGTAAATAGACGTATAGATAATGATAAGGTTATTAATATATTCTTTGATATTTCAGCAATATTTATACCGGCAGGCGCTAAGCTTCGTAATGTGTGGGCTAAAAGCTCAGTAGGTGGAGATCCCAATAACCCATCAACAGGAGTTAATAACGGATTACTTATACACACTAGACCAAGCGCAAATTTATTAGCTTTAGGTTTTGAGGATGCACCAAGCGCAATAGCTGTCGTTTATAAGTTACAAGGATATAACTACGGGTAACAGTACAAGGTAAATCAAAATAAAGGGGCTAAATGCCCTTTTTTGCTATACGTGATATAATTAATGTAATCCCAAC